GTTATCAAAGATCTTGTTGTTAGTTAGTCATTGTTTGTTTCGTTCTTATATTTATATTATACAATGAAACTGAGAAAAAGTAAATAGTCTAAATGTGGACATTTCAATTGATAATTCTATCAGTTACTAAATGTCAATCAGCGACTGAAAGTAAGTCAGTTACTAAAAGTAAGTCAGTTACTAAAAGTCGCTAAGCCCAAAAATTGCCGCGAATTTGCGCCGATTTTGCGCCGCGTCTGGCGCTGTGACGATCGGAACTGAGACACATGGAACACATACCCAAAGAAGCGGAGGCGCGGCGCACCTGCCTACACACCCAGAAATAGCACAGAAACGCCTCGCCCTCGCGTTAATACGTACGTATAAGGGGATTAATCGCGTAAAAACGACTCGTAACACGTATAAATTAACCCGTTACGCGTTCGTGAGCGCTAATTAAGGGGTTTATAAGGGGTTAAATCACGTAAACGTGTTACGGGTCCGTGATAAATGAGTGCTCTGTAGGTCCAGTCGGCCGCGTATAATATAAAAGAGGAGGTGTTAGCGTGTTAATAACGTGTAGTAGGTGCACCAGAGAGAACGTAGAGGCGCATAAAGACTCTACAACGGTCTGTGATGACTGCGTAAAGGCCAATGACAGCAGAATATCGTACTACAGGCAGCACAATTCTAACTGGATAGAGATCGCGAAGGAGGCCGGCCTTGAGCTTTGGGAGCGGCAGCCCAGTGAGACTGACCACGAATATCATGTGTGGTTGCATTACCGCGACTGCTATCCTGGTAGACGTCCTACGTATCAAGCTGCAGCGGAGTCTACAGGCACATCTGTAGTTGGCGTGCGCAAGATTGCCGCTCGCTGGGACTTTCAAACGAGGATTCAGGCCTGGGCCAGATACGTGGATGAGATCACGCTGGCGAAGAGGCGGCAAGAGATTGAGGAAATGAACAAGGCGCATGTAGATATGGCCGCTAAGGCGCGCAGCAAGCTTGCGTTGGCGATTGACCGCCTCAACCCGGATACGCTGGGGCCAAAGGACATTGCGGCGCTGACCCGCGTCATGACTGAGCTCGAGCGCAAGGCGAGGCTGGACGATGTGCCTACAGTGGACATGACTGTGGACGCCGACAACCCGGACGTGAAGAAGAGTACGGTGAAGCCTGACCAGATAACCGACGTCGTGGACATCCTGATGAAGGCGGGCGTGTTCAACGCGAAGGGTGTAGGTGTGCGGCAGACAGTGACTACAGAAGTGGTGGTGAACGACGATGCTGACTAGGGTCTGCTCGCAGTGCGGCGCTGACAAGCCGATCACTGACTACCACCGGAACGGGAAGGACAAGGAAGGCAACATCGCCTACAGGAACGACTGCAAGTCATGCTACACGATTACACGGAAGATAAGCATCAAGAAACACAAGAAGTTTGTAGATAACACGCGCCACCGCACAGGAGAGAACAAGACACTTTCACTACAGGACTGGAAGGATGTGATGATCTACTTCGGCGGTGGATGCGCGTACTGTGGTACAGTTCAGAATAGAAAGACCAAACTTACGAAGGATCACGTGGTGCCGGTCAGTCAAGGTGGCGCTACGGTGAAGAGAAATATTATACCAGCGTGCACAGGGTGCAATTGCTCGAAGTGTGACAGCGACCTTGAGACATGGTTTAGAAAGCAGAAGTTCTTCAGTGAAGAGCGCCTACTGAAGATTAGGAGGTGGGCAAATGGTGCAACTATCAAGGGATGAGATGGAGGCACTTGCAAGAGTGCTCACGCCGCGCCTAACGAAATACATTCCGTATGAACCTACAGCCAAGCAACTTGCATTCCTATTGACCAACGATATACGCGAGGTGCTGTACGGCGGCGCGGCTGGCGGTGGTAAATCGATTGCGCAGCTCATGGCGGCCCTACAGTTTGTAGATATCCCAGGGTATTCAGCTATCCTGTTCCGTAAAACATTCGCGGACCTTAACCTACCTAGTGCCTTGATGAGTGTTGCTAGGGAGTGGCTGATGCCTTTCACGAAGACAAATGAGGTCAAATGGTCTGAAAAGAAGAGCCAATTTACGTTCCCTAGCGGGGCGACGCTGGCATTCGGGTACCTGGAGAGCCAGAACGATGCCTTCCGTTACCAAGGTGCTGAGTTCCAGTACATAGGAATGGACGAAGTCACGCACATTGCGCCAACGAACTACAGGTACCTGTTTTCTCGTCTACGGCGTACAAAAGGCTTGAATGTGCCGCTTAGATTCAGGGCAACAGCTAACCCAGGTGGTGAACATGGTCAGTATTACTACCAACGGTTCTTTGTAGAAGGGGCGGAGAAGGGTAGAATCTTCATCGGAGCAGGCTTGAAGGACAATCCATACCTCGACGCTGAAGAGTACATCAAGGCTTTGGATGAACTTGATCCTGTAACCAGGGAACAGCTGCTTAATGGTAACTGGGAAATCAAGGAGTCTGGAGACATGTTTTCGAGAACGTACTTCAATCTGTGCAGCAGAATTTCTATTCCGATAACTCCTGAGCGTGTTAGGTTTTGGGATATGGCTTCTACAGACCCTAAGAAGCGTAAGTCCAAAGACAAGCGCGAGCCTGACTGGACCGTCGGGTTGAAATTGTTACACTGGCAAGGTATCTACTGGATTGAGGACATTGCTTGTGTACAAGGACAGCCCGCTGATACTGAGGCGTTAGTTAAGACAACAGCAGAGATTGATGGACGCCATTGTCCTATAAGGATGGAGCAAGAACCTGGCTCATCTGGTGATATTACCATTGACCATTACTCACGGAATGTGCTTCATGGGTATGATTTTGACGGTGTACGCTCTACAGGCTCTAAAATTGAGCGCGCTAGGCCTGCAGCTACAGCGGCGAAGCAAGGACGTGTCAACATCGCAGACAACTGTAGGAACATGACAAAGTTCTTTGACGAAGCCGATGTGTTCCCGTACGGCATAAAAGATGATACAATTGACGCATTTTCTGGCGCATTTAACTTCTTTAGCAAGCCTATTGTAATGGCTGGCCCTTCTAGCATAAGTAAAGCGGCCGGCTCATATTGGGGAAGGGAGAGTGGAAGCTCGTGGAGGAATCTATAAACTACAAACAGCTTGGTACTTCTGGACTGCGTAGACAAGGCCATTATGTCTATGAAGAGTTCTTACCAGGCTTACGCTGGCCACAAGCTGGTAAGGTTTACAAAGAAATGGCTGACAATGACCCAGTTATTGGTGGCATTTTGTACCTCGCGGAGATGTTTATCCGTAACGTGGACTGGACAACTGAGGCTGCCTCTGACAAAGCTGAAGATAAGGAGGCGGCGGAGTTTGTAAAACAGTGCATGCATGACATGGATACTTCATGGAATGACACCATCTGTGAAATTCTGTCTATGCTTTCTTATGGCTTTAGCTTTCATGAAGTAGTGTACAAGATTCGGCGCGGGCCTGATGAAACAAACAGCAAGTATTATAGCGAGTACACGGATGGGCGTGTAGGATGGCGTAGGATACCTATCCGGTCGCAGGAATCGTGGGTAGAATGGGATTTTGCGCCTGATGGCGACGTGAAAGCATTTGTACAACAAGACTTTACGTCCTACAATCGTATCACCATACCGCTCAGTAAAGGACTTTTGTTCCGTACAAGAGTCAGTAGGGATAATCCAGAGGGTAAGTCTTTGCTGCGTAATGCCTACAGACCTTGGTACTTTAAGAAACGTATTGAGGAGATTGAAGGTATCGGTATTGAGCGTGACCTTGCAGGTTTGCCTGTGCTACAAGCACCTCCTGGTATGGACCTGTGGAACGCAGATGACCCTCGTATGGTTATGCTTAAGGCTAACGCAGAAAAGCTTGTTCAAAGCGTTAGGCGTGATGCTGAAGAAGGCATCTTGCTTCCTGCTGAGTGGGAGCTTAAGTTGCTGGCAACAGGTTCGGCGCGGCAATTTGATACGAACGCCATTATCAATAGATATGACAATCGTATTGCTATTACCATGCTGTCTGACCTTATTCTTATCGGAGGTGAAAAAACAGGCTCCTTCGCAATGGCAGAGGCCAAACAATCATTGCTTGCAACTGCGCTTGAAGCTCAGCTGTACAATATCGCAGAAGTGTTCAACAAGTACGCTATTCCTAAACTCATGGCATTTAACGGTATGAAGGTAAAAAGCCCTCGTATCGTTCCAGGTCAAGTTGAAGCCCCCAGCATTAAAGAGTTGGCACTGCTGCTTAGGGCCATGGGCATTAACGTTAGCCAAGACTTTGAACTCCAGAACCACCTGCGTAAGAGTGCAAGCATGCCTGAGCTCGATAAGGAAACATTTGAAGAAGTGTACAAGATTGATAAAGAGGCCGTGCAAAATACGCAGCCCGTAGGACAAGGGCGTGTGCGTAATGACACGGCTGAGCGTGATATGGAGCAAAATGATATGAACTACACTGGAGCGGAGGATGCGTAATGGCTTATAAAACTACAAGCGATTATAGTACACACAGGGAGAGTGTCTATCTTGATGATGGCACTAGCATCACTGTGGAGACTACACACTCCATTTACATCGATGAGCCGTGCACAATTGACATTGCAAAGATGAATGATGAAAGCCATCTTGTGTTCGGGTGGGCTAACGTCGCTGTAGATAAGGAGGGTGAAATTCCACTCGATTGGCAGGGAGATATTACCTCTCCTGAAGTGCTCGAAAAAGCAGCATATAAATACGTGTTAAAATTTCGTGATATGGGGGAGATGCACAAAGGTGATGTTACCGGCTATCTTGTAGAAAGCGTCATGTTCACAAAGCAAAAAATGAAGTCTATGGGCATCCCAGAAGGTGTTGTGCATGAAGGCTGGTGGGTTGGCTTCTTTGTGCCGGATGAAGAGGTAGTTGCAAAAATAAAGTCCGGCGAGTACAATATGTTCAGTATCCAGGGCAAGGCAAAAAGAATAGAGGCATAGGGGGCAGATATCATGGGTAGAAGAAGACAAGCAAGTGGACATTTTGCCGGTGCGTTGGGGGCGAGTGCTACGATTAATCACATTGTAGATGTGGCTGGTATGGAAACCATATCTGTGCTATTGAATGCTACAAAGAATGCAAAGGTAACTTTCAGGGTGCTAGGTATTGATGGTGTTACGATGGCATGGGATACAATAAACAAGAACTATCCTACCGGCGGCCTTAATATGAGCGACCAGGCCCATGTACTTGGATTGGAAAAAGTAGTGCTGGTAGTGGAGAATCTTACAGCAGAAGCTGGTACCTACACACTTGATTATTTCATCGGTGCTTAATCTCATGAAGCCAGCATATGCTGGCTTTTATTTCATATTTGTTATGTCTATCAGGCAAACGGCGTATAATAATCAATGAGGGGGTGAGTAATATGCCCAAAATCATTGTCGATCTTGAGGTTGACAGAGTGGATCTTGTTGATGAAGGAGCTAACTCTGAAGCCTACATACGACTTTATAAAAGGAAGGAGCATGAGCCAACCATGAACTTGGAAGAGATTCTGGCAAAAATGAAGCCCGAGCATGTCGAAGTCGTTCGCGCCGCTATCACTGCTGCTGCAGAAACAAACTCTACCGAGTTGGCTAAAGCTAAGGAAGACCTTACAGCTTCCGAAGCTAAGCTGGCTAAGGTAGAAGCCGATCTGCACGTTGCAAAAGAAGAGGTGGCTAAGAGCAAGCCCAAGGCTGCCGACGAGTTTGAAGAAATCCTCAAGAGCGCTTCTCCTGAGGTTGCTGCTTTCATGAAGACCATGAAAGTGCAGAAAGATCTTGCTGAAGAAGCTGCTCGTGTTGCTATCGAGAAGGCGCGCAACGACGAGGTTGTTGCTAAGGCAAAGACTCTTACCAACCTGCCGGTTGAGCAAGATGCCTTGGTTACCATTTTGAAGGGTGCTTCTACAGAAGTTCTTGAGCTGCTTGAAAAAGCAAATTCTGCCATTGAAACCTCTCTGCTGACTGAAGTTGGCAAGAGCAAAGGCAATGCGCCTTCCGGTCTCGGAGCTAACGCTGCCTGGGGTAAGCTCGAGAAACGTGCAAGTGAAATCGCTGCTCGCGATAAGATTACCGTAGAGAAAGCTATGGGAGTTGCTATGCGCGAGCATCCGGACCTGTACAAAGAATATGTTGATGGAGGTGCTAACTAATGGCAGCGTTTGAAACACCTAATCTCCGGTTTGCTCTTGAAAGCGGCGCAGCTGTTGCTCGCTTTCGGTTTATTACCGTCAACACGGCTGGTAAGGGAGTACAAGCTTCCGCCAGCACTCAATACGTTGTAGGTGTAGCCCAACAACCGGTTACTCAGGCCGACCGTGTTCTGGAAATCTACGACGGTATCGTTATGGTTGAAGCAGGTGCAGCCGTTCCGTTACTGACGGGCGGTACACCTGTAATGGTAAATGCCTCTGGTCAAGCAATTCCTTATGTTTCCGGCGCTGGTGTGCTGGTAGCAGGTATCGCATTGACTGCAGCAGGCGCATCCGGCGAATTGATCGCCGTTAAAATCTAAAGAGAGGAGCTGAACATAAATGCCTAACAGCACTAAGGCGCATATCGACCGTGCGCTTACCAACATGTCTGTTGCTTACTTGCAAGAGGAAAGCAACTTCGTTGCTACCAAAGTATTCCCGGTAATTCCGGTTAAGCAACAATCCAACACTTACTTTGTCTACAACAAGGGTGACTTCTTCCGGGATGAAATGCGCACTCGTACAGGCGCTACTGAATCCGCCGGCGGTGACTACGGGGTAGAAGCGGCTGATCCTTACCACTGTAAACTCCACAGCTTCCACAAGGATGTTACGGAGATGGATCGTGCTAACTACGACAACCCGTTGGATGCCGACATTGACGCTACCGACTTCGTATCGCAAAAGATGCTGATTCGTCGTGAGCGTATCTGGGCTGAAAAGTATTTCAAAACTGGTGTATGGACCACAGAAA